AGCGATGCCAAGACCAGCAAACTGAGCAAACGGATTGGGGTTTGCGTATTGGTTTTGCACAGTGGCAGGCTGAACCGGAATACCGCGCAGAATGCTCGACATAAAGTTGATTTGCTGCTTGTCAAAATCACGCTGATTCAAGAAGTCCTGATACGCAGTATCAAGAGACTTCTGCTCCTGACCCTGCTGCACACCACCTTGCTGTTGCAGTGCCTGTGCCTGTTGCAGAGTAAGACCCTGCCGCATCGCGCCAAGCTGCCCCAAGCCAGTGCCAGCCTGTAACCCAAGGCCCGCGCCAGCTAGACCATATTGCTGACCAGCAAGGCGCTGTTGTTCAGTCTGAGCCTGGGCCTGCATTGACGCCGCACGATCCCGCTCAAACTGTCCCTGTGCGCTTTCATAAGCCTTCTGCTGGCCCATGGCTTCAATGTCACCAAGGCGCTGCTGCAACCCACGCTGCGCCACACCTTCCTGAATTGCCTGACGGTAGCCACCAAACGCACCAGCCTTGATCGCCTGTGTCTCGCGGGATGGACGACCCTCATCATAGTTACGGATCTCAGCCTGACGCTGACGCTCAATCACATTCTGCATATAGGGCGACATATACTGAGCCGCCTGCTCTTGCCCGAATGCAGTCTGCTGAATGGGGGTGGATGCGTAGTTGCTGGCCTGGAAGCCGCGCTGCGCTGCCGCACCCATAATACCAGTGCCAGCCGCAAGCTCAGGATTACCCTGAGCAGCTAGATTGCGGGTGATGTTGAACCCAGCCTGAGTATCGGGCGTAAAGCCAGCCAACCTCTGACCCTGGTAGCCAACATAAGGCTGATTGCTCTCAGCCTCACTTCGACTCATCATCCGCTCGAAATATGGACGCGCATATTCCGGGAGGTTCGAGGTATAGGTTGTGCTTTGGGTAGGTGCGCCGCCGCCAGAACCGCCGCCCATCTTACAGTTCCTTCTCAAACATGATAAGGTTCTCTTTCACCCCGTAAGGCTCCAGCATTTTAATCCAACCTTTTCTACCATAGCCCTCAATCCCTGTGCATTCATTATCTTCTGCCCAGCGAATAAGAACACCCATCATTTCATCTCTCCATTCCCGGAGCCGTTTCCCTCCGGTGAACCAAGAGGTGAGAAGGCGCCTGGAAGGGTAGTCCGTGACCGTAGTTACCTGACAACCAAGGATCTCATTCTGGTCATCAAAGGCAATCCATAACTGCATCCTGCCTTGTTGCACTGCAACATAAACATCGTACAACATATACCTGCCATTTGTAACCTTTACAGCAGGTAATAGGTATTCCTTAACCTTATCCCACACATCATTGACATGATCTATGGGAACCAAGCTCACATTCACAGGCTAATCTTTCCGCCAATCGCCTTGGGTTGAGTTGTTTTCCCAGTACGCTCCTGACGAACCTTCCGCATCATCTCATGCAGACGCCGCACACCCTGATCTGTAGAGCCGTCACCCAGGCCAGACACAATATCCGATGGTAGGACAAATTCGCCGTCAGCAAGACGAACCTGTTGGCGACCTTCAATGGTGCCGGGAACGAGGTCATCCATACCACCCCCTGCCCCACGAACCCTACCGCCAGTTACCTTGTCGCGGAGAACATCCAAGGCATCTTCCCCAAACATATTCCTGAACCTTCCCAGGGCCTCACTTGGACGAGGATGCTCACCAAGCAGAGCGGCCTTGGCTTCGTTCATCACATTGGCGGTGACACCATCTTCCTTGCGGAGATCCGCCAAGCCACCCTTGGCGAAATACCGATACTCAGGTGAATAGCCCGGCTGATACCCGGCACCTGGGGCATTCCATGTGCGGGGGTTTGCCGGAAATTGTTCCGGATATTTGCTGGGGTCATACGGGGTTTCACCCGGCATCTTGGGTGGACCCATCATATCCATAGCGGTTGTATAGGTGCCGCCAGCAGCAATGAGTGCTGACATTTTGTTATTAGAGATATTTTCGCCAATCTTTGAAGCAACCGCGCCGGGGTTATTTGCAATATCAGAAACTGTGTTTCCGAAATTCATTGCTCTATTCGATAGAGATTGTCCGAAAGATGGTGCGGCTGGGCCTACTTCTCCTGGCGCTCCATACACCGGAGTGCCTTGAATTGGACCAACAATATCTCCCGGCCCAACAATAGGGGCCAATCCTGTCTGAGTAGCAGCCTGAGAAGCAGCCTCTGTTCCCGCTTGAGCGGCACCCTGGGTTGCTGTTTGCGTAGCAGCCTGCGTCCCGGATTGAGCGGCGCTCTGTGCCGCAGCATCAAACCCAGCCTGAGCCGCAGCTTCCGGCACACCAGCCATCAACTGCCCGCCAGCATAACTCGTCACGCCACTAATCAAACCCTGGGTCAAAGCCTGTTCGTTTGATTTGCCCTCGATCTTGGCCTTCCCCGCGCTGGTTGCACCAGCAGCAGCGGCTCCAACCAGGGGATTGCCGCCACTTAAAACTGTGCCAGCAATACCAGCAGCCACGGGAATTAGAGAGGACCAGTTAAACGCTTCCGGCAAACCCGTGTCTGGATTGCGTGTGAACTTCTTTCCAGACAGAAGCTCGATGCCACGAAGCTCCTGATCGCTGACATGGAGGAGGTTGTTATCCCCGTGCCGCCCGTACCCAGCTAAAGCTCGTGCTGTGCGTTCCATGACATGATCCTCAGATTGCGATTGCTGTAGCTATAACAGAAGGGATTGCAGGACAGAAGGCTGTTGCTGGGGCAGCTACAATCTGTACAGCCGTGTTACTGACAGCCCACATGATCTCAATGTAATCACCCCCAAGGACAGTGATCACAAAGTTCCAAGCTGCCACCAACTCAGCCGTTGAACCCTGCACTGCAACAACAGACGCGGAATTATCAATGTCAACACCGTTCTTCCTGAACCATATAAAGATGTTATGGCTGGCACCTGATGACTGATCCAACTGTGCCGAGAACTGAATGTTGTATGTCCCACGGTTCTTGAAGGTGATGCGAGAATTGTTTGTCACGGCAATCTGATTTGACTCAGCCGTGCTATTCAAGGTCATCGCATAGGGGGTGTTGATCGCCGCAGCACTCTGAGTGGTGGTATCATAGAACGACCCATAATACCCCGTTGTGGCGGCTGAATTGTCTATATTAGCAAACGCAGAATCAAAGTTCTGCTCAATCGCCCGGATAAGCTGATTGCCCCACTCCCGCTCAAATTCAAACGGCGGAATAGGGAGGCGTGTTCTTCCCAGCCTCATCTGCGACCATCCGACCTGACATCAATGCGAGGAATACCCAGCCTCCAGGCCACACCAAGATCGGTGCTTCTGACCTTGAGGGATAGCATTCTGCCCCTGATCCTGAAGTAGGTTTGCTCAGTAAACTGAGCCACGGGAATTGTCGCCGTGAGGGTTGTGTTATTGTTGACAGACTGACTGAAGTTCGATCCTGAGTAATCCTGTGCCTCAAGGATGAAATCCACCGTTGGGTTGGCAGCAGAGCTATTCCTGAAATCCAAGTCAGGGATCATGCGCCAAGCAAAACCAAACTGCTCACCCTCTTGAATTTCAATGGGGCCGCTCTCAATGTAAGCCTCAATCGGAGAGTATGGATTGGTTGAACCATCATCCTGGCCAATCTCATGGAAGTAGATGTACCCATCCACACCAGCCGCACGGGGATAATCCTCAATACCACGGTCAATCCACGCAGTACGAACAATCGTTCCTACGCTCCAAACCTTTTCATTGTAATTATAGAGAACATACCTGTCGTTCTCATCTGAGTTCAATGATGGGTAGAACCACCACACCTCATTGAAGGCCATATTGGAACCGCCATAGATCTTCTCGGCTTGGTTTAGGTTTAGATCATTGAACACATAATCCTTCACGGCGCATGGCAGTCCAGACAAACGACCATCCCAGGTGAAGAACCCGTTTGAACCCATCCAGAACACAATGTCGTTGGCAGAAATAACAGCATTTGGTGCCGCGAGAGATGTCATACCAATACGCGCGATTGTGTATTCAAACGGCGCACCGACATATCGAAGGGAATGAACGGAGTCATCCGTCCAAACCAAGATCTCCTGCTTGGTTTCAACAGCAGAGATAAACTCAGAGCCAGTTGGAATACGCAACCCACCAGCGGAGTTCGTTTCAGATGGCGTCCATTGCGCTGGGCTTTCTGTGTCAGACCAACGGATTAACAGACGATCCTGAACCCCGGTAACAATGTCTGAACACCCAAAAGCAATAACCTTCCTGTCTAAATCAGATACAATAATCTGCCTGGAAACACTCGGAACATCTGATGCGCCAGCTAAAGATGACAGCAAAACAGCCCTAGTTCCAAGACCGCCCGAGTTTGCCCAATAGTAAATGGCCGCATCGCGTGGGTTGATAACAAGGTCCTGCCCAAAGTTATCAGCAGACCACAAGCGAAGCCGTGTACCAGCAATCTGAGTGTTAGATGCCGCACCCCAACCTGTCCCAGCAAAAGCGTTCATAGAGGTGGAGGAAACCGTCTGAGAAACACCCACCGTGTAGGTGCCAACACCGCCCGTGCCTGTGCCAAGAGCGGTAATGTATGTGGCGTTTGATCCAGGAGGGCTGGCAGAAACACCAGTACCTGTGATCAACTGCCCAACAGCTAGGGTTCCAGACACAACCGCACTTACGGTCAGAGTAGTGCCGCTGATAGACCCTGTGAAACGCGCGCTGGTCGCAGAAAGAATACCGCCCCACGTTCCGGCACCCCAGCCGTTTGCGTACAGAGTAGTATCAAGACCAGTGTTGATCTGAAATACAGCCGTTACAGATCCACCGCCAGTGGCGGTTGAGCTTGCTGCTGAAGACGCAGTGATCGTGAAGGTGGCAGATGTGATAACATCAACAATCTGAAACTCACCATTCAAGGTAAGACCACCAACAGCACTCGCGCCAGAGAAGGTCACGAAATCACTGTTAAAAGCGCCGTGGTTTGGAATTGTAACCAGAACCGTTGCGCTACCGCTCGTTGTGCTGAACGGGTTTGATTGGGTAATTGTCGTGCGGAGCGGCGTGATGTCATACAGCGAACCACCGCGCTCAATGTAGTATTTGAGATTCGTGCCAATGCCGAGGTAATAGTTCCCGGTCAGATCCGAGAACGGCATTAGATTACGGCACGTTCCCTCGAATGTCTCGATGACTGCCTGCTGCCAACCGCCAATCTTTTCCGGCGAACCAGCGCGGAAACGCACCTTGTTCGCATCAGACCAAGCCCCGCCAGCCGAATACCGAGATCCGTCATGCTGGACGCCTGGGGTGAATTGGAGCTTCTTGAGCGGCATCTTACGTCTTGATGATGAAGTTAGAGGCTACATACGGAGGGACTGTTGCAACAGTATGGTCATGAGTCCCATCCGTGCTGATGCTGTGATCATGGCCCGTGCCGCCGCCTGTATTATTTATGGTGATGTTTGTTATTGAAGATGCGGTTTGGCCGTTACTGTCGATATTATACAGAGAAGAACTACCACCCCTATCTACATCTGCTATTTTTTCCGGCACATTACCATGAGTATGCCCAGGGTCTTGGTAAGTATGACTGTGGGTTGGCATTTGGGCTATGGTGAGAGTTGTTGAGCCTGTCAGGCCGGTGTGATTGTGAGATCCAGCACTTGATGTTGTGCCAGAAGCAGCGCCACCAGTGCTGCCACGGGTGTATGTGCCGTCAACACCAATACCAAACCGACCACGACGATCAGGAACATTGAACGTAGTAGAACCGTCTCCTGCTCCATACGCAATCCCAAGCACAGCGAACAAAGCAGCATAAGTGGTGCGACTGACAGCGGAGCCATTGCATAGCAACCACCCAGTAGGCGCAGCAGAGCCACCATATTCAAGCATGGAGCCAACTGGCATTACCACACCACCACCAGAGATCACAGAACCAGTAACAGTAAGATCACCGCCAACAGTTGCATTGCTTGTTACGGAGAGAGCGCCAGAAACAGCGACATTCCCATTAGTTGAGTTAATGGGGACAGAAGCCAGGACAACATTGGTACCGTCGCAATACATAAGCTGGGTAAAGCCGTTAGCCAGCGCAACACCAGTGCCAGCAGATGTCTTTACCGTGACTGTGTAGCCACCCGTGGTGGCGTTACGCACCGCATAAAACTTATTGCTCGTTGGAACCACAAGGTTTGCTGCACTAGATAGGGTACCACCTAGAACTAGGACCGCATTACGCGCTTCGTCCGAAATGCCATTGCCCGAAACAAGAGTGGTAGATGCGCCAGACATAGTGATGTTTGCAACACCAGTAATGGCTTGCTCAATAAGGCTACCAAGATTGGTGTTGGTTGTGTTGCCCCAGTTAGCAGCCTGCTCACCGTTGCCGATAAGCTCAAGCCGTAAGGCTGGTGAATATGTACTGGGCATCTAGCCTACCCTCAGCAAGAGATGGAGTAAGTGACGGTCAGCGTGTCGCCGCTCAGGACGCTGCGCGCCGTGGCAAAGTCCGTAGCAGAGAAGAGCGTGCCGGTCGTGCCGCCCTTTGTGCTGGCACCAGTGCCGGTCACAATAAAGCAACCACCAACCGTGTCGGTGCCGTTGATGTTGAAGACAGCAGGAGACGCCGTGTTGTCGGTCGAACCAGCCGCAGCCACACCAGCCGTGTAGGCCGGGCGAGTTGCGTTGGAGTAAACCGTGATCTCGGTCCACGACTTCGAGGACATCGTGTCGGCGGCGCTGATGGAACCGGCGGTCTTCAGACCGACGAAGAACGCCGCGTTGTAGGCCGAGCCACTGAAGTACTTGTTTAAGAGGTCGTTCTTGCCGACCGTCACAACGAGGTTCGAGAGATCGTCTTCCCAACGAACGGAGCCATCAGCGGCTCGGCACACCACCTTGAAGGTGCCGCCAATACCAATGACATCCGAGACAGCGTGACGGGCCACTAGACCCGCAGCAGCCCCGTCAGTGATCTCGATAGTGTCTTTGGGGTTCATGTTAGCTATTCCCTATAGGTGTCCATGTTGCAGTAACGGCGGGGACGGGCGTCCAAGGATCGAACACTCCCGGCATGATAGGCGTCCAGCCAGGGTTCGGATTCGGTATTGGGTCCCATCCTCCATATCCTGCCCCAACATCCACAAGCACGATTGTATCCGAAGCAGAGGCAACCATGCTAGCGATATTTGCGGCAAGATCCGTGAAAGTAAGGGCGTCAGAAGCAGAAAGGGTGGCAGCAAAAACACCAGTTGCGGTGTCAATAAATGTTATTGAGTCAGATGCACTGGCGGATGCCGCGAATGTTCCTGCTGCGATTTCTGTAAAGGTTAATGTGTCGGATGCGTTGTCGAAATAGGCTGTTCCGCCAGCGGCAACATCCGTGAAGGTGAGGGTGTCAGATGCTGCCCCAAGGAAGTTGTAGGAGATATTGGCCGCATCAAGGAGTGCTAGGGCGTCAGAAGCCGAGACCGAAATGCCCGTCGCCCCAACCCCAGTATCAGACAGGGTTAGGGTATCAGAAGCAGACAGAAGGGCCGCAAGCGTGACGGCGGCTGTATCGCTCAGGACAAGGGCGTCAGAGGCCGAAGCAACACCCGCAAGGGTGCTTGTGGCAGTATCAGACAGTGTAATGGCATCAGACACACTCTCAGCGTAGAAAGCATTAGCAAGGCCGCTAAAGGACGCTCCGCTGAAAGGGTAGAAGCCAAACATCTAATTACCCCCAAGGAAGAGGAGGAGTGACCACAGGCGGGTTTACCTGATTTGCAATCTGCTGATCAAGGTTCGCCGCCAGTTTCGCGCACTGATCGAAACCAAGCGCATTCTGCACCCAGCCAATGACTTGATCCTGCGTCAATTCAGCATACTGAGTGAACGGGGAACGCGGCGTGTAGGTCAAACCCACAGTGCCGTACACGGTGGCGTTGTATGTGCCATCGGTGGCGTTCTGGCGCCAATGCATGGTGATCACCACATCGGTCTGGCCGTCTTCTTGAGGAACGCAGTCCATCGCCTCAATGACCCAGGTATAGGTATTAGCCATTTTGTTGCTCCGTGCTTTGCATTTGCGCCTGCGCCTGGGTGCGGATTTTCTCTACGAGTTCAAAAACCTGTGCGTATGGCGCATTGCCCAATGCTTGCAGGATCATGTTGATTTCGTTGATGGTGAGTTCAAGTTTCATGGATGTGCTGCCTTATATGCGTCAAAATCTGCCTTCAATTCCTGAATGGCCGCGACAAGGTGAACCACGATCTTGCTGTAATCAACGCCTTGCGCCTTAATGGAGCCATCATCGTTCACAGCATCTTTTTCGCCTGTCACTGCCTGTGGAATTATCGCCTGCAATTCATGAGCAATGAAACCTTCGCCGTAGCTGTTGTCGGTGTTCCACTTGTAGGTGGTGGGTTTCAGTGACGCTATAGTTGCAAGGCCACTGGTTAGTGGTTGCACATCGTGCTTGAGGCGGTAGTCAGAAGCCGTCTGGTACAGAACGCCCGTTGTGCCGTTAAGCACAACCTGTCCAACATAATTGCCTTGATAATTGTATTGCGTAAGAATTTGACTGCTTGAGCCGTTATTAATGACCGTCGTAATGTTTCCGCCTTTGCTAAAGCAGGAAGTGCCATCACCTTGAAGGGCAACACCATAAGTGTTATTGCCATACCCCGGTAATTGATTTGTTGTGCCTATGCACAAAATGCCGCTGGTATCAATACGCATACGTTCGGCTTCACCTGTGTAAAAACCTAACGCGCTAAACACAGCAGAACTATTCTGCCCCGCAGAAATACCGGGAATGGTTCCGTCTGTAGCTTGAACGATATTAAGTGGTGCAAGTGTTGAATTGGCCGCGAAAGAAGCAATCGTGTATGCGTTACCACGATAAGAGCCAAAACCTTGTGTGTTTAGTTTTGCATTCCCCGGCGAACTCGTCCCAATCCCGACGTTGCCGCTGCTGTCGATGCGGAGGCGTTCAGAGCCGCCCGTGCTAGCAGCAATAGTGTCAGCAGCAGGGAACCACATGCCTGTATTGAGGTCGCCCTTAGCTGCGATAGACGGCAACGCCGCCGCTCCCGCACCAAAAGATGCCACGGTATTCACGGTTAGCGCAGCGTCTGGTGATGCCGTCCCAATTCCCAACCTGTTGTTGGTATCATCAAAAAACAGGCTTGCATTATCCTGGGCATATACCCCAGAGGCGCCAGCAAACACCACCGAACCAGCCGTAAACGCCGTGGAGGTTCCAGTGCCGCCATTGGCAGGCACTAATGTCCCGGCCAAAGCAACGGCCCCAAAAGATGCAGTTGACGGCGTTAAACCAGTGCTGCCCGCGCTAAATGATTGAACTGTTTTCGACGCAGGAAGGCTAATAAACACATCCTTAGTGCCAGATGTGAAAGTGACAGCACTACCGCCATTGCTGGATGATAGAATGGTTGTGCGAGCCAATGTAGATGGGCTGGTAAATGTACCAATACCCACTTCCCAATTAGCGCCACCCTGGTCGGCAATGGTGTAGTATGTGGTATCGCTTGTTGCCATAACAGACGCAAAGGTCTGATAGCCAGTTACTGCCCCAGCAAGCGTGAAGTTTCCCGTGCCTGTGCTTACGCTGCTTTCACGAACCCGGTCTGCAATCACAAAGGCCATATCAGTTGATCCTTATAATCGCGCTGAGATCAGTGATCTGCGGAAACTGAACGCTAAAGCTATTGCTCACAGCAAACCGGGTGGTCCCGAAATCAAGGACCAAGCACACGGGGTTTGTGTATGTGTGGGCAGGGGTGGTGTTGTAGATCAAAGCCCCACGCGCCGAGAACGAAGCGCCAGCCCATGTGGCGGTCTCAAACGAACACACCCCAGCCAGATTGTATTCAGACGGGGCAATGTTGGTCAGCGTCAAGCCACCAGCCGTGTAGCCAGTACCACTGATCTCGCCAGTGGTGGTGTATTGAGAGGTCGTTACATTGATGTTCGCAGCCTCAGTGTACAGCGCAATCTTAAAGACATCGCCGCCAACGACACGAAAATCATGCACCCCTTCCAGAAGCTGCTTCTTGAAGCTTGTGCAAAACGCCTGAACAATCATCGTTCATCCTATGTCGGCATGACCCGAGGCAGATCAAGGCGGAAGTTATCCCGCTTATCCTGACCTTCGCCCAGAACCTTCAGCCGTCCAAGAGCTTCATCATACCGCGCACGATACAGGGCAGTCAGATCAGCGTCACCCTTCATGTAGGTGTACGCCTCAGACAAACACCCATAGAACAACACACTCTCAGTGTTATCCCCAAGCCAAGAATTACCAGCCTCCACAATGCTGGGAGGCTCATAGAAGTAGTGAAGTTCTACTTCATAGAAATCATTTGGCGTGGGAGACACCACAAAGGTCGCATCATTGAATAGGGCATAATACCTCGGCACCCCCGTTGCAGACGGGTTTGGAAACGCCTCATTGATGTACCCAACCTCCTTCTCAAGAAGGTATGAATACACCCCTGTTGCGCTCTTAGCGGCCATTGAATAGGCCGCAAGGAAATCGGTGGGAGCCGCCAGATACTTATTGCCCGAAACAAAGTTTGATGTGACATTACGCTTGAGAGCCGGGATCTGAACCGATTGGTAGATTCGATCCTCAGCCAGCTTCACAATCTCAGGAATAGCGGCAATGAACTCAGACGAAGAGTTCTGCGTGTAATCCTGTAATAGGGTTACAAGAGTTGTGTAGTTCATTGCCTGTCAGTTCCTCAGCCCATTGGGCCACGGGCCATTGTACCCTTTGTAGCCGCGCCTGTCCCGCGAATTTTCGTGGGCTTGTAGGGGGCAACACCCTCATCCACAATGGCTTGATCCGGGGCCTTGGCATTCTTGACCACCTTGCCAACCGCGCCAGTGTTGGAACCCTGATCAGCCGAAACCGACTTGAATGGGTTGCCAGTGCTGGGGCCTTTGGCCCGGCCACTCTGGTTCATGGCACGAGCGATATTCCGCCCGTACTTCTTCATGTTTTCGCTTGTCACTCCAGCCATTTGCTTCGTCCTTATGAGATGTAAATGCTGACAATGCCAACATTGCCGTTTGAGGTGGTGGCTGAATTGCCCACAGGATTCCAGCCAGGAAGGCTCCTGCCCGGATTGATGTCGGGCCGTGGGTCTTGAAGAGCTACAGGATCATTGATTGGGAACTTGCCCAACTGATACTGAGGATGGTCAACGTCATTGCATTCATTGCAAACCTTCAGCCCCGTTGGCTTCTGGTTCACAACTTGCCAAGTCAGATCCTTCAGGTCTGCGCGCTGATAACAGCGGTCACAGAAGGCGTATGCCTTATTACCACGGGCAAACTTGACCGCCATAAACCGCTACCTCACGGGTAAGAAGACCAAGGCACAAACCTAGCTGGTTCACGCCCACGGTCTTCATCTGAGGCAAGCTTCCACTGCTCCTCATAATCAGCCTTGAGGATCTGCAACCTCCCTGTGGCTTCTGGCCGCTTCAGGGCAATCTGATACGCCAACGCAGCCGACAGCGCCGGGACAAACCGGACAGGCATATCCATGACATCGGTGGCAGATGTGGCATCCTGAATGCGCCTCATCGTCCAGTATAGGATGGTGTAAGGAAGATCCGGCACAGGCCAGAGGGTGTACTCAGGATCAACCTGACGGTTCACATAGATCTGAAGAGGACGACCCGTAGTGTTCTTGTTTGGCAGGGTGGCATAATCCCCCACGCCAATCCGAGACACCGTGTAATCAAGAGCAGACCCGCTGGTATTCACCCGGATCATGGTCTCGATAATATCAATGGTATCAGCAGGCAATGAATACGTTTTAACCCCAGGTGTCAGGACTAGGGTGTTCTCCTGAACGGTCCAGAGGTTGAGACCCCTATTGGACCACTCAGCCGAGATCATGTTCAGGGACCGACGAGCCGTGCGAAAATCATAACCCGTCCGGGCTTCAAGGCCCGCGCGTTCATACGCCTCCTCAATGAGGTCAGCGATGTCGAGATTCCAGACTGCGGTGCCAGAGGTTGTCATTACTTCTTCTTCCCGCTGGGAGTTATGGGCCAACTCTTACGGGCTGGTCCAGTTTTCTTTTGAGCCATGGTCGCCTTCTGGCTCGATGACATCTTGGCAGCAGCGGCAGCAGGACGACAAGCGGGATACCCCCGCTTTGACTTCTCAGAACCGCTACGCCCACAGGGCTTCCCGGTCTTTACATCAACCCACTTCTCACCAAACCACTTGCCAAGACCGCCCTTCATTTCTTTGTGACCCTGTTGTCAGGTCCACGCCAAGTGCCACCCTTCTTCTTGTACTCCTTTGATGCCCAGGCATTCGCATAGGCAGAGGGGTACACATCGAACTTGGCCTTGGCGGCACTCTTTGCCGCAGCCCACAGCTTTGGATTCTGCGGCTTTACCCGCCCACCCTCTCTCATGCGGGAGGCTTCAGAAAGCGCAATCGCCACAGCTTGCTTCCGGTTTGTCACCTTCTGCCCGCTGGATGATTTAAGGTCGCCTTCCTTAAACTCCCGCAGAACCTTCCGAATTTTCTCCGGCTTCTTCAAATCATCCGGCCCTTGGTCTTGCCACGAGAAGCAATCCCGTCACCACGGGTGCAGCCGCCGCCAGCCATCTTCACCATCCCACCCTTCTTCATCCTTGGGGTGGCAGGGCGTTGAAAGTCTTCTGGCGTGAGAGGAGCATCAAGCTCCCTGCGCTCATTCTCAGGGATTAGATCCCTCAAGCGCGGCTTCCGCACATTTGGAACCTGAGTCTTTTTTGGTTCAGTTGGTTTGCTGGTTTCAGAAACCGAACCACCTTCTTGATACCTCATACCATGCGACCTTTCGTTTTGCCACGAGCGGCAATGCCATCACCACGGCGAGAAGCGGATGACTTCACCACCCCACCACTTGCCATCTTCTTTACCTTGCCACCCTTCTTAAGGCCAAGGGAGCGACCAAGCGCACGAACATCCTCACGGAAATTCCCCGTGCTTGGGCGACCTTCTCCAGTTTCATTGGTGCGGCGCAACCCAATACGGCCAAGAGCGCGGTCAAGAGATGACTGCTCTTCAGCGGGTTGAATATCACCACCTTCTAAAACGCCGCGTATAGAAGCAATTCGATCAAGCTCACGCTGGTTAAGCTCATCAGCGGTTGCTTCACGAGGACGACCCCTGGTGTTTGGACGGTTCCGCGCACGATCCCGTTCAGCAGCCCTCTGACTCAGAAGGTCGCGCATCTCGCTTGTAGTTTCTTCATATGGCTGAGGAGCCATGTCAGCCGTTTCGGCTGGAAGATAACTTTGCCGACGACGAGAGTTGGCTTCTGTAAATTCACTGGGAGGTGGGTTATAGGGTGCCGCACGACCACGACCTTGAGGCGCGCCACCCTCACCAGCACCTGATCCGCGATTTGAACGGGAGGAGGCAGGAGCCTCATCATTGAACCTTGTGCCGCCATATGCCGGAATGCCAGCGCTTGGATTCCCGCGAAGAGTGGCATCTGCAACAGGGTTTGGATTAACAATATCAGCCGCAACAGCAGCAGGGCCTAAAGCCCTAGGCAACACTGAACGAGCAGAAGGCATTGTTGGGTTGATGGTCATGCGCGAGCGATTGGATACAGCACGACCTTCAGATGGCTCCCCAGCAGAAAGGGGACGATCAGAGCCTGGAGCCATAAGATCACGGCCAGTGGGAGGAAGCATAGCGCCACCACCACCAGAGGCAGGAACTGGAAGCCGCTCCCCGCTACGGACCAATGCTCGCTCAGCAGCAAGCTGCTGCCTCATGAACTCACGAGAAGCCGCCCGCTGACGCTCAATGGCTTCGTCAATGGGGGTAGGCGTAACAGGGTATCGCATCCCAAGGCGGCGCAATTCACCAGCCCGGCGGCGCCTTGCTGCCTCCTCAGGCATGATGTCATCGGCCATTAGATGAACTTCCCTTTGGTCTTGCCCTTGGTCTCAACGCCGCCACCGCGAGCCATCTTGACCTTGCCGCCCTTCTTCATACCTTCGGACTTCTCTTCCATCTTCTCTGCACGGGCAATTTCTTTGCGGATCAGCTTCTTGTCCATGGCAGCATCAGCATGGGCCATACCACCCTTCTTCATGCCACCCGGACGCATGGCGCGAGAGCCAAACTTGGGCATAGCCGTGCCACCCATATCAGGCGCCATCTTTGGCATCTTGGGCTTCTTCATCTTCATGTCGTTCATGATTGATCTCCTGTCATTTCAAGGGCTTTGGATTCACATTCATCAGTGCGACGAAGCCAGCCACGCCCAAATGTGGCAAAGGTCTGAAGGCTTTTATAGAACATTCTGCGCTGTTCAGAAAAGCGAATTATCATTTGCTTAACAGGAACCTGAGTGACCAAAGCCATAGTCTTGGGGCCAATGGCCCCATCCTCAGTTGCTCCCACACAACGCTGAAGGATCTTGGCCGCGCGACCCACACCACCATTCACGGCAAGGTCAAACACCACCAGATCAAGCCCGGCACCCAGGTCATCACACCGAGCCTTGTCCCAATACCGAGTCTTGTAGAGGTTCAGCAGATGCTCTTGCGGGATGTTCCGCAGTTCATCCTTGCTGGCATCCCGGCCAAGGTATTCCCTGTAAACCGCCAGGGTCACGCCTTTCATAGTGGCGCCGCCCGGATCTCGCGGATCATCGGACCACAACCCCTCGTGGTGAAGGACAAACTCAAGGCATTGCTCAAAGTTGCTTTTCATTTCCGCACCATCCGGTTCATAGCTTCGGTCTTTTCTTTAGACCCAGCAGAAGAACCAAAGTAATAGGCCACAACCCCACCCCAAGCCGTACCCAAAGCGCCAAGCATAACCAGAAGCGCCTCTGAGCTTCCGGTATTTGGCAAGCCAAAACGAAGCATCCAGAACAGAACTCCAAAGTACCCAACGGTAATCAGACCAGCCAAAACTCTAGGGGTCCAATCCCTCAGAGACACTTCCCGGTTCCGTGCGCTGTCGCGGTCCTCATTTGAGATACGCTCAAGGTCAATGTCCAACTCGCGCATCTTTACGGCAAATTCTTGTTCAGCCTTTTTTAAAGCCAACAACTGCTCCGGGGTGGCAGAAGCAACAGCATTCTCAAGCTCCTGCTCAGTCCCGTCTGGCTTACCAAGCAAAGCCTCCGAAATGGCACGAGTAGCCATACCCGCAAGAGGACCACCAACAGCACTCGCAATAGATGGAGCAACAGTACGGACAAGATTTAGAATTGCTTCCACACTATCTCTCCAACATGAATGTCAGATTTTGGTGCCGAGGATACATTACCGTGCGTTCACCTTCTGGACATTTATACTTGATGGTCGCCAACAAAGTTGCCTTTCCGGGAGCGGTGGCTTCTTTGTCTGAAATGGTTAGCAGATAAGTGAAGGTATCAATGTCAGGGCCAGCAGGCCCTGTGAAGCGCGTCATGCTTGGTGTCGCCTGATGAATAACACCAGCGCCATCACGCACTGTCACCTCAAAGTTTTCAACCGAACAGTCATCCCGTTTCTTGATCCGAGCCACTGTTACGGTAACAGGATGACCAATCTTAGCTGACTCAATCCTGAAATGCTCAGGAGACCAAACCAAGATCTCATTCTTGAACCACCCAAACTTCTCACCCGCGCTATAGCCACCAACTGCCAACGCAAAGGCTGCGGTGGCAAACTGGATTACCGGAGTGATTTTGGGCAGTTCCATGAGCTTTGCCCAGCCAACTCAGTCTGTGCTGGCATCTGGAAGAGGCTTTTCCCCAGAAGCTTCTGAACCGTATCGGTCTCGTAGATGCGGATAACGGTCCAAACAATCGTGAAGATCGCAGCAATGCTAGGTAGAATGCCAGCCAATGTAGCCACCACAGTCCCTATTGAAAGGGCATCCACCACATTCTTTGCCGCTTCATGAGCGTCAGTCATGTCAGCACTTCCATGCTCGCAGGGATTTGTTAATCCTGCTGTTTGGATCATTGGCGGTCTTAGCTGAGGTAAGCTTCTTCTTCATGCCCTTCATCCTGGCACAGAAGCTATCCCGCCGAGATCCGCCCTCTGGTTGCGGTGGCTTCAACCCAGGCTTCCCTGGATTGGCCCGGTTATAAGAAGCCCTGCCTTTGGCATTCAAGCCGCCAGCAGGGTTTTTCCCTTCCTTTCGAGTCCAGGCTGGGGTCTTAGCCATAGAACACCATCACAGATGCTACATCGGTGATGTCGGCATAAACACCCGTCTGGAACAAAAGCCCCTCGCCTGGGAGAAGGACATAGTTCGTGCTTGTGGCACTGGCGATTGTGTTGATCGTAACTTTGGTTGACCCACCAGAGGAGCCATCCTTTAGAACAACACTACCAGCACCAGCAGCAGGAGCGATATAAATCGCCTTCACACGGCAACGCCCAATGGCATTACCCGCTTGGTCGTTCATCACGCCGTCACTTGTCCTGACGGCGCTTGCAAGAATATCTGTCTGCATGACGCAGAACCCTCCTTAGCTATTAGGCGCTGGTGGGATTCTGAGCGCCGTTGGATGCCCGCTGAATGTAGGAGACCGTCACATAGAACTGGCCAGCCGTGAGGGTGGCAGTGCCAACCGCAACACGCACATAAACCGTGGTGTCAGCCGTTGTGGAGGTCTGCCAAGCAGCCTGCGTAGCGGCAGTGGCGGTACCACGGAAACGCCCGCCAGCCGTGGTGGCGATTGCTGCCATCAGTTCCGCGCCACCAGAGGTGCTGCCAACAGAAACCGTGGTGGTACCAGCAGTAGCTGCAACCGTCTGATCCACAACAATGTCAATGATTTGAGAGCCTTGCGGGATACGGAAAGCCAGCGTGTCAATGTTGCCGACTTCATCCCCGGTCAAGTCACCACTGTTGTAGGACTGAGCGAGAACCACAAGACCCGTGTTACGGGCCGCGCCTTCGCGGATGGTGCCGGAACGAATAGGACCGGAGAACGTGCTAAACATCAAATCAATCCTTTCAGATTGGAGTATTTAATTGCCATCCTTCGCACTGAGCTTGTTTGGACATTCAAGTGCCTAGCACGCTCAGCGTAAGACATATGAGGATTATTTACAACAAAGCTCAATCTTGCAAGAAACTTTGGGTCCGAGTGATAGCGCGCCAACTGGGCTTTTGATAAAGTGGATTTGTATTCAGGACTTTTAAAATCAAAAGTTGAAGCCCTTCTTCCCTCGCTTATTCTTAACCTAATTTCTTCAGTATGCTTTTTGCCCCTCATGGGTACTTTTGCAAAGTTAGCGATATTATAAACACAAGGTTGTTCAAAACAAGCTAAACCATTTAAAAACGCATTCTCAAGCTCATCCAAATCTTCAGGGTTTTCGCATTCAATTTCCACTTCTCCATAAAAACTATCAGCACCATACTTATTATATGAGTTCTGAAGATGTTGGTTGGTGTGCTTATTTAACCTTAGAAGCCTAAAGTGTTCTTTTATTCTCTTTTTTGCTCTAATTGATTGACCAACATAGCAATGGTTATTTTTTGCGTTGACGATTTTGTAAATTCCACAAACGTCAATCTTGTATGGCATTTACCACCTCAATTCATTAGGTAAGAGCCATACTATTTTCTCGCGCCTAATGCAATAAAAAACAGGGGGGCCGAAGCCCCCCTGCCCCAGCCGTCAGGTTGAACCCGGCGAGCCAAAGATCCCGAGCGGATCGGACACACCAAAGCTATAACGCTCACGAGCCTTATAGCGGGCGTTGCCCGTGTCGAAGTCACCGTCCATGGAGGTAGCCAGCGGAGAGCGCACAAAGTGCTTCATGCCGTTGGGAACATCCGTGGTCAGGAACCACGCATTCGGGTCGGTCAAGAAGTGGTTGACCGTGTAGCCTTCCGGGATGGACCCGTTGGACTTGATCGCGTTGATGTCGTTATCAGCCGTGCCAGTACGGAGTTCCGTTTCCAGCAAGCGGGTGGCAACGAACATATTCGCGGGCGGGATGATCAGCTTGCGCGGGCGAGCCGCGATGAGCAGACCACGTTCATCCGTCCACGCCGCAATCTGAATGACAGCCGCCTCAAGGGAGGTTTCATTCAGGTCAGAAGCGGTGGCAGGACGGTTGCTGTTGTAGCCACCGGACACCAGCGGGTGCGCCGTGCTAAACAGGGTCACGCCGTCACCAGAGTTGTAGCTGGTGAAGCCGTTGTTCAGCGGATACGCCGCCTTGACTTGCTTCGTGTACGCCATGGAGCGCGCGAGCGCCTTGGTGTAACGGGCAGACAGGCTGTCATACAGGTTATCTTCCATCGCTTCTTCAGTGATGGAGAACCCATACGCAATCGTTTCATGCGTATAACGCGCGGTCCAGGCTTCCTGGCCGTTGTCATACGCAATCGCGGCGCCTTCGTTCTTGACCGGGGCAGCAGCGAAGCCAGACAGCTTCACTTCTTCTTCAAAGGAACGCTCCGAGGTTTCGGTCTCGTAGATTTCCTTATGCTCCTCAGCGTACCGCTTGTATTCCAGACCGAACAGAGCGTTCAGACCCGGAAGCAGTTCCTTGAGTAGCTGTGCGCGACTAATAGCCATAGGTCACAGCCTCCTTTACGATACGGCGGTACCGGCAGAGCCGGTGTTGCCAGTGCGGTGGAAGTGCGTGTTGATACGCACGATCACATCGGTGTACGCATCACCAATCTGGCTGGTCGTGCTGTTGACAAAATCAACAATACGAACTGGCAGAGTGTTGGTGGTAGCGATGCTGGAGGCGTCAAGCGCAACACCGGAGTTGATGTTGGCACCAGAGTTACCAGCAACCGTCTGGATCAGAGCCGCATTGCAGCCCAGAGCCGTTTGAGCGAGGGTATCGTCAGCCTGGATCTGGAACAGCGCATCCGGGTCATCCACGACATAGCCTTGGATGTCCGTGGCAGCGTTGCCAGAGGTGTAGTTCTGACGGAACACCTTCCCGTAGGTCGGGTCAGTGAACGTGCAGCCCACAAACACGCCAACAAAACCAAAGCCGCCACCCGTAGAGGTGACAGTCGTGGCAGTGGTGGTCGCGTTAAAGCGCGCCAGATAACCACGGGTGGAACCCGTGTTGGTGATGATCACCGGATCACCGTACTGGATGTTCACAGCGTAGCTGGCAGGAATCGCGTAAAGGCGAGTCGAGCCAGCATACCCTTGACCACCCAGCAGGTTAATCGGGCGAAGCCCGTACGGAGCAAGCGTAGCAGCCATCTTCCGTTACCTTTCTAGGATTTGGTTGAGGATAAAGGCCAAGAGATTACTCCCTTGGCCCACGGCCAAACGTGGTCCGAGAGGAACGCTCTGGTTTCAGCAGCGGCATCCTCGGATCGTTCTCGCGCATAAGGTTGTTGTCCACGCTCTCCATCTGCTGCTGCGCCATATTCCCGTAATAGGCCTCGCGTTGCTTAGCCATGTGTTCCGGGATTTTGCAGAGAAGGAGACCACCAACCTCGACATTGCCTTTGAAGCGTCCGTCTTGGTTGCTGTACAGCATAAGCTCAGGATGATCCTCAGCACGAACAGGCACATAGCCTTCGCGTAGCTGTTTGCTGACGTTGGTGTTATCCGCATTGTTCATCATAGATGTACGGACCCAGCGATAGACATATCCAGGCTCAGGCTTAGGATCAGGAAGGATCGAAGGGGGCTTCCATGAGGTGGGCCGATACTCGTGGTCTCGGGTCTCAAGGTCGCGGGGGGTGCGGTCAACCATTTGAACCGTAATCCTTCATGTACTGAGCCACATATTGCTCTGGTGTTAAGCCGAAACGGCGCGCCAGGGATACCTGGGTTGGGGTTAGACGTACTTTGCTGACTGTCTTTGTGGTCCTGCTTGCGGGTGCCACAACAGTCGAGGCCTTGGCCGTCACGTCAATTTCCGGCTCAGGAGATTTGAAGTACTCCGGGAAGCGCTTTTGAACACGCTTGTTGATCTCATCGAAGTACTGATCACTTGTCGGGTCAATACGCTTGTCGCGGATCAGCATGTCACTGACTGCGTAAGCATAGCCCGTCATTTCTTTCTCAAGCTCACCATTGGCTTCAAACCACTGGTTCTGAGATGCCCAAGAAACAGCCTTGCTGTCAGGCTGAGGCTGACGCTTGGGTGCTTCATACTTGGGTTCTTCATAAGCTGGCTGCACATAAGTGGAATACCGCTCATGCTCATTGACCAAACGCTGTAGGCGTTCTTGTTGTTCAATGAACTTCTCGGTTTCGCCAGCTTCCCAGGCTTCCTTCATCATCCGCTTAGTGGCGTTGATCTCGGATTCAGCCCGTGTCTTGGCCTGATCAACGGCGAACTTCTCGGTGTTGCCAGCCAACTGGCGGAAGCGCTTGTTTTCTTCAACAAGCTTCTCCGCAAACTTTAGAGCCTCATCACGCTCTTTGGCCGCAGCTTCTTTAGCCCGCCGTTCAGCGTGGGTCTTGAAGGACATCTCCTTGATTCGACGCTGAACATCTTCCTTGTAATGGGAGATCTCATCATCGTTGACAGAGATGTCTTCATCGCTCTCGGTCTTTTCTGGCGCGACATACTTACCCCGGTCTTGTTCCGGGGTGTCGTCCACCACTTCAACCTCGAACTCTTGATCTTCGTTCTTTGCCTCGCTCATGCGCGTGAAATCCCCCTGGGATCTTCAACAACCGCTTCCACGGTGTCGTCATTGATCAAACGGAACTCGCGGCCATGGATCCTGATCCGGGTGCCGCTGTATGCACGGAAGACGACCCAATCGCCTTCTTTGCACCAAGGTCCGTTGGGGAACTTCTTTTCATCCTGATAGGCGAGGTCACCCAGCTTCAGGACAAACCCTACCACAGTGGCAAGAGACTCATTGGTACGAACCTGATCCGGCAGATAAATGCCGCCATCGGTCTGTTCTTCCAGAACCGGAAGCGCAATCAACATCTTAAAACCCTTGGGTTCCGGGAGTTGCTTGGCTCCTCGGACTTCTCCTTCAGGCATTTTAATATCTACGTTTAGCATATTCATCCTTTGGCACACTGTCAGGGTCGTGCGATACCCAGCACCCACAATGGGCGATTAGTCTTGCTCTTTCAGTTTTTCATTCAGATCGAGCAATTCTCTTTCGGCTTTCGCCAAACCTTCAATGATACCAACAAGATACCTGTAATCTGCCCAATCAGTGGCAGACCCAGTAGCGATATGATCGGCACAGTCATTCATGATTGTCCTGATCTTTGACCGCAGATAGTCCAGAACATTGTCAGTGACGACAGCCATTAACGATTCCTCATAAGATCAACGCCAGCCTTGAATGCGTCAAGCTTTATTTTCGCAGCGTCATAATCACCACGCTGGTCATTGGTTTGCTTCTGCGATGCAGCCTTGATTCCTGCATTCACCCCAGCAATACGTTCTTGAGATTTAATACGCTCAAGTTCAATTTCTTGCTGCTGTTCCTTGAGCCGAAGGTCTTCTTGATCCTTCATCGCCTTCCGCTGAACTTCCTGCTGCTTGATTTGGAGATCTTGCATCTGGGCTTGAACAACAGGATCTTGCATCTTCTGCTGGATCTGTTGTTGCTGAGCCTCGGCCTGATCCTTCTGAAGTAGGCGAGCGGCAGCATCAGACATGAGCTTGGAGAGTTGAACTTCGATGTCTTCCGGCAGGTGTTCATCCACCGGGGGAAGCTCAACGCCAAGCTGCTTCTCAATCTCTTTGCGATACTGGAAGCCAATGTGTTCATTGATGTGTGCCATGGCAGCGGCCTGGATCTGGCTTGCCATGGGGGACTGACCAACCAATTGCAGGATCTTGGGATCTTGCATGGCTGACATATGAACTTGGATGTGTGCCTCGTGATCCTGATACAGGAATGCCTTGACGGGCTTGCCAGAGAGAATGGCCATGTTTTCCGAAACGGGATCCATGGGCTTCTTGTCATTCTGATCTGGGATGATCTTGCCCGGATCCTGAATACCCAGAACCAGAAGCATCTGCCTGTGCAACTCAGGCAGGTCATACATCTGGGGTGCCTGCTGTGCGAGTTGCAGTGCCGCCTGATACTGCACCACGCGCTGAGACAGGGACGCCGCATTGGGATCAGTGACGGGGATCACATCAATCCGCCCATCGTAATCATCCGTGCGGGTGGCATCCATATCGGTCTCGTACTCGTATGGGCCTTCCATATGGGTACGGATAATATCCACCAGCAGATCAAGCTCCTGCTTCATTGAGGCATGGAGCCGGGCCTGAACTGCCGACATCACCTTCATGGCGCGTTCCATAAGCGCCAGGGTGGTGCCGACAGGAGCGTTCTGATTGGCGTCACCAATCTGAAGATCGGCAATAGACGCAAACCGCCGACCTTCCTCAACCAAGCCACCTAGGAGGGTGGCAAGAACCTGAGAGGGTTCCTTGTATGGGAGGAAGGTGATGCTGTCCTTAATCGCGCCAGACGGCACATCCACATCCCGGAACTCGCCCGGCATCAGCGGGGTGCTGTCGCCCTTAATGCGAAGACCACGGGCCTTGAGACCCGCCGGGAGATTGGAGAGGGTGCCAGCATCAACAAGCTGACGGAGGATTGAGGTCGCGGATTTGGCGATACCACCAATCAGGTGGATCAAGCCAAACGGGTAGAACCCAAACCCAGGGATATACCCATACTGAACGAAGTGCTGACGCTTGATCTTGAATGGATCGTCTTGCTTCCAGTTACGGTAGATTGAGAGAACCTTACCCGTGGATTTCTCAACGGTAACCACATACGGCAATGCAATCCCGGTCTCTTCGCCGTCTTTGCCAACATCTTCATAGCCAGGAAGATCAAGATCAACATGCATTTCGAGGAGGATATGGCGGTCATCCATATCCGTGAGTTCTTCTCCAGAGAGTTTATCCTTTGCTCGCTGGATTTCATTTCGGTCTGGGACCGGGGTGGAAAGATCAATGTCCCGGTAGAAACCCATCACCTGTAGCTTGCGGATTTCGTTGGGGTGCTTCCGCATGATGTGGGTGTAGCGGGTAGCGGTCTGAAGATCAGTGGCGCCATAAGGTGCCACAAAGTCTTCCGCTGGCACATATACCGAGGTGGGACGACCAAGGGTCGGATCGAAGTAGACCTTCTTGAATGCCGCGCCTGCGAGGGGAAGAGCAAACAGCATACGCTCATGCTCATTCCGGTACTCGGTCATCCTCTCGGTCATCATGTAGTTCAGGTCTTCTTTGACCCGCTGTGCCTGACGCTCACGCTCCGGCGTTAAACGCCCGACAATCTTGGTCTTAACTGGACCGCCAGCCGGGAAGGTCTCCATGATAGCCTGAGACTGAAACCGCACCGCAGCCTCAGCAAGGATGGGGTGGAACACACCACAGGCACCCGGCCATGGGGAGGAGCGGTCTTCAATCTTCAAGCCAAGAAGATCTAATCCCTTTTTGTAAGTGTCTTCCCAATCCTGCCGGGAGCGGCTGTCAGATTCAAAATCACCAATGAGTTCATTGCCGAGAGCGCCAAGATCCCGCTCATCCATATGGTCAGCAAGGTTGGTGCTGAAATCAGGCATGAGTTGTTCAGACAACTCTGGTCCGAGAAAAACAATCGCGCCTCCATCCTCGGTCTCAATCGAAACCGCATCAGGGTTCACGATCTCCACCTCAATGCCCGGCCCACCGGGGTTTCCTAGAGGATTAAAGGCCTTATCTACGGACACTGTGCATCCCCTTAATAATATTCAACTCGGCGCATCGGAACATCTTCTTCTTCATAATCAGCCGGAAGACGGACAAACCCGCCCTGGCGATACCGCATGAGTGCCATGACAACACTGTCAACATAGTCATCATGCGTCCCATTCGGGAAAGAAGCACACTCCTCAATCACCTCATCCGCCCACCGGGTTTCAGGACACCAGACCATCCCAGAAGAGAACATGTCAGTGACACTGTTGGCCCTCATGATCTTGTCTCCAGAGGCCCTGGTTGGGGTGAACTCGGAGACAGGTATGTCCATTTGCCTCAACTCGTGTATCAAAGGCAAGCCTGAAGCTTTGCCTTCAATTAAGAAGGTATCGGGTTGCCATTCAAGATAAATCTCTTTGGCACGAGCTTTTAGTGCCGGGAACTCCATGCGTTCTTTGAATGCATCAAGAAGAATGATATTACTTCTTGCGTCCCCATTGTCATCTTCATGGTCAAAGATACCCCACACTGTGATTGCAGTGTAGTCAGAACGATTATTCTTTGTGAATGCGGTGTCAGCAGAGACAATCACATACTCGTAGTTGGGTGGTCGGCTGGCTTCCCAGCGCCTCCACCACTCCCGTTTAAGGATGGCACCCTGCTCATTGGTGGGCTGCTGCTGATACTGGGCATTCCATTTGGATGGAGGCAGTTCGTTCTTGAGTGCCTCAAGAGCCTCTTTGCTCCAGTACCCAGGCCAGAGGGGATTGCCAGAGGGCATAATGGCCGGAAGCTCAATCACTTCCCACTCAGATACCCCATCACGATCCATGGAGGATTGAACCAAACGCCCGGTCAGATCCCGCTTACCCCAGCGGGTCATCACGATCACAATGCGGGCATCAGGCTGCAAACGCTGGCGAGGACCGGAGGTGTACCAATCAAAGACCTTGTCATAGACAGACGGGTCATCCATGGCTTGGATAGCCTGCTGTTCAGTGTGGGGGTCATCAATGATGAACAGATCCGCACCCTTACCAGCGATGGCACCGCCAACACCTACCGCGAAGTACACGCCACCCTTGGAGGTGTGCCAGCGTCCAGCGGCTTTGCTGTCGGACTGAAGCTTA